GGTAGTGACACGTACACCAGCGCATCAACCACGGCGGTGGACGTATCATGAACCCCCTCTACCCGGTCACGGCTATGATCGGTGGCATGGTGCTGATCGTATGGCGCGTGCTGATGCACCGTAGGCCGCAGCCTGTCACGGTAGTCGATGAGCCTGACGACTACGGCACGCCCGTAGCGCCGACGTGGTAACGATGCTTGCACGGATCAGGCCACAGATATTCCTAGCCATCCTAGTTCTCGGAGGGCTGGCGGCGCTCGGCTTATACTATGGCGTCCCAGAGGTAAGCACCGCCACCATCGGTGGGATCATCGCGTTGGGCATGAAGGTGCTTGAACAGGAGTAGGGCCATGCTACTGATGCTGACGATACTGAAGCTCCCAATCGTCCTACCCTACCGAGGTATCCGCTGGCTGGTGCGTTTCATCGTTGAGTTCTGTCGGCGTGTGTTCCGCGCGATAGTCGCCACGCCCGGCCTGATATTCGTCCATGGCCCAGTGGGGATATACCGGCGGATCGTGCGACTCAGGAACTGGGCGCTCGCGAAGGTCGAGTACCTACAGAGCGAGAGCGCCAAGTGGAAGACGACGTTCAACATCCTCAAGAGTCCGTACAGTCTGCTCAGGGCGTTTGGACTATCACCTCAGATGGCAACGTCGCTGCTCCTGGCTGGCTCGGTGGCTGGAGGCGGGGTGGTTGCGGCGGAGGTGATGAAGCCCCCGTCATTCGCTGCCGGGGACACCGGCATCTACTCAGCACCGTCGGACATCCCGACGTTCTTCAGCCCTGAGTACAACACGCTCCGTGTTGATCTCGGCACGACCCCTGTAAAGAACCTAGAAATCTCATCCGTGTCCATCGGCACGGCATTCGCAGGGAGCGCCCTGCCCTCGGGAGCTACCACTACGATTGACGTTGGCGGAAGCATATCTGCCTCTAGCTACCTCATCATCGGCGAGATGGAGTTCAGCAAGAACCGTTGTGAGACGCTCGAACTGAAAGACATAAACGTACATACCCTCAACATCGTGGACAATAGTAGCGACGGCCAGTCAATCGCGCCTACCGCATCAGCGGGCATCCGTAATCGTGCGGTGCTGGGTGGCTATGTCATGGCGCAGGACATGAGCACAGAGGGAGGACTTTATGACCGTATCCTCATCCAAGCCCCTAACTCTGGGGTGAACGGTCAGGTGGACAACCTAGTCCTGAGCAACATCTACACCAAAGGCGGCGCGTGTGTCCTCAACCGCATCAGGGGCGGCACGCTCACGGTCAAGCTAAACGAGATAGGAGGCGATTCGTCGCTGAGTACGAAAGCCTTCACAGTGGCGACAAACGTGAAAGCCTCTGTAATAAACAACACAGGGAACGTAGAGGTCAGCATGGCAGTCCCAGCCGCGCAGACGATCGATAACTAGGAGTAAGTGATTGACGGCAACACCGCCGGACCCGAGACAGCGGAAGGCCAACGTGGGTGACCGCGTCGTCTTCATCGTGGATCGCCACGGTAACAGTCAGTACTTCGCCCACGTTGACCACCAAGGCACCGTCGAGGATGTTGTGCTGACGTATGAGAAGAACCGCTCTGCCCCTCGTGCTACCTACACAGTGGCGTGTGCGTGTGGGTTAGTGTTGCATCCTCGCAGCACGGCGTTCGCCCTCGCATGAAGAACCACCCGAAACGCTGTGTTCACCGGGCTGGAGATGGGAGTCGGTGTGCTCTGCCACGGTTCAAGCCTAGTCTGTATTGCGTGAATCACGCTAAGAAATAGGAGAATAGGAATGGATATGCTACTTATGTTCCTTCCATATAAGACACGCCGGTTGATCATGCTAGGGAAGCAGATCATCGCCCACCTCGACACCACCGATGAGCGTGATGCTGCGGTGGAGTATGGCATCGAGATGATGAAGGACGGGAAGGTGACCGTAGGTGAGTGGGCGAAGTTCGGCTCGAAGCTGGGCGTCCTGAAAGGCCCTAGGTAGGATGCTCCAGACCTACGCCGAGATGATGGAGCAGGCAGAGAAGAACAGGGCATGGCGCAAGGCCAACCCGGATTCCAATCGGTGCAGGGTCTGCTGGCAGAATAGCTATCGAGCAGTAGGGGCTTGGTGCAAGATACTAGGCCCAACCGGGAAAAGGATCGGCAGGGTGTGGATGGCACAAGAGGTTTGCAACTACTGCCATCCATCACCAGGCAAACAGATCATCCACGTCTCATTCTTCGATGAAGCGACCGATGCCGTCGATGAAGAGGCCAGAATAAGAATCCTAGAGGCCGGTCTGGATGCCCCAGTGGTACTGAGGGTCACCTTAGGGGTTGGTCGATGATCATCCACCTCGGGCACCTCCCTGACCCGGACCTAAGCCCCAACAAACGCTTGCATCACATGGCCGCCTACCAAGCCAAGCTCCTCGCCAAGGAGGAGGCGTACCTGCGTGTTCTTGAAGTGGGTAGGCCACGCACCTCCATGCCCAAGGCCCACATCACCATCACCTGGGTAGCAAAGGACAAAAGGAGACGCGACATAGACAACTTGTTCGCGTCTATGAAGGCGTCCATCGACGGGCTCGTGTTCGCCGGTGTCATTGCTGACGATAGTGCAGACTGCGTGAGCTACACGCTGCGGTACGAGCGAGGGAATAAGAACGATACGGTCATTGAGATTGAGGAAAGTTAAATTCTATTACTTACCCTGGGTCTTATAGACCCTTGGGGGTAAGTAATATAGAATCGTTGGGTCTCGCGTTGCCGTCTCATGGCGTGAGGCCTCCCCGAAACCCTCTCGAGTCTTGATGGCCGGGAGGGTTTCTTCTAGCCAGGGCGATGCATCATCGCCCGGTGCCATCGCATCTTCCTTAGCGCGCTTCCCTCTATCTGCCGGATACGCTCGCCACTCACCCCGTAGAGGCGGCCAATCTCTCGAAGTGACGATCCCGAGAGCTTATCTATGCCGAACCTCAGCTTTAGGATCTCCCTGTTCCTCTCCTCTAGCTTGTCCAGAAGAGCATAGACCTCCGCCTCCCCCGTATCCGGGTTGTATCCCGAGGCACCTAGTTCTCGCAGGAGATATCTCATCTTTGCATGCACCACAGAGAGCGGGACATCGCCGGGCACCTCGGGCCTAACGAGAAGCCGTAGCTCAGATGCGGGGCTGCGAAGCACCCTGCCGCATTCGCATGCGGTGCGGTAAACGAGACTCCCATTAGCATTGTGTTCGGCGCTGAGGATCGAGGCGATGTGCCCGGCGTGCGATCTTGCCCTAACGCCGGACACTTCAACCGCGTCTCCGAAATATAATTTTCTCTCTGCCATTTTCCATTTCCTCTAGAAAAAAGATTTTCTTATAGAAAAAAGATTTTCTTATCGTTTAGTGGTGAAGGCGTCCCATCTTTACTGCCAATAGGCCACGCGCGATGTTCCTGTTCGGGGCGTACCCCTCGATCGTACCCTCTAGCCAGACAGACCATGGCGAGATGAAGCGCCACGGTGTATGCACGAGCCCCGTGAAATCTGAATTGGGTTTCGTTGCCGTGATTTCTCCGATAACCTGCTCTGTAATCATGGTCACTCCTTCTTGCAACATGTTGTACATAGAACGACGGCATCTTCCGGGCACCCTTGCTCGCCATTGATACACGCCGTGATCCCTGGGAACACTGTTCGATAGGCTTTCTCCATGCGGTCTACGCGGTCTAGCAGTAGGCTGCACTGGTTGTTGATGTCAGACAGGGCTTGTTGGGCCTCACAGAGCGCCGTACGCACCCCTTCTGGGTCCGAGGTGATGGCTATCACCTCTACCCGCTTGGCTTGCAGCATCCGAAAGATGAGAGCAGCCTGCTCTCTGTCGTAGTCACCCGTCGGAGGTTTGATATCGATCTCGTTACCGTCCGGCACCAACCGCAGCTTGTTCCGCAGCGCCGTCTCGATACATGCGAGACCGATATCGTACCGTTCTAGAGTTTCCACGCTTCCTCTTCCTCCCACGCCCGGTTGGCGTACTTCCCTCCCTCGAGGACAACGAACCTACCTCGCTGCTTCCCCTCGGAGAGTTCCTTGCGTATGTGGGATTCCGTTTTCTCCAAGGCCTCGGCTATGTCCGTTACGCTGAGACCGCCGGGCTTGTTCTTCAAGACGTTCTGGATACGGTCGATCACCCGCATGTGTTCCTCGAGCGGCGTGTCTCGCACGTCCCTCCGCAGGACACTCACGGCCTCATCGGAGAAGGAGAACTCGAAGCCCATCGGGCGCATCATGCGGTTGTTGTTGGCCTTCTTATGGAACAAGCCGAACACTAGCTTGTCCTCCTCGGGTGCCTGATCCTTCACGGTCTGGAATACCATCCGGGCCGCGTTGTACTTGTACACAGATCCGAACAGGTTCTGTGCGTGCTGGCCGTTCATGTTGTTCTCTTTGTTCGTATGGTCGATGAGCAGACTGCTGATACCTAGGGTTCGCAGTGACGTGAACGTCCGCAGCACAACCTCTGCACTCTCCGGCTCACCCATACACGCGGAACCTAGTGAGTCGACGATGACCAACGTGATTCCCTTCTCTACGCAGACACTCCGAATGGCCTCGATATCATTGGACAACCCCTGGGTCATGGCCTTGTACCAGATGTGGGATGCCCCCTCCAGGCCAAGGCCACGCCTCAGTAGCGTGATGCGCGTTCCTAGCTCTATCTGATCGGTCTCCCAGTCGAGGTACAACACAGAGGATGGCTCGACCGACAGGTCTCCATGGCGCATACCTTCATCGGCGAGGGTGGCGAGGTACTGCCCGAACCAACTCTTCCCGGTGGAGCCGGGGCCATAGATCAGGGTGGGATTATTGAGTTGGATCAATGGCTCGATGAGCCACTTGGCCTGCGCCTTGACATCCACCTGCCCGTCTAGCTGTACGACAGGGCTGCCCTGTCGCCACTCCCGTAAGACGGCCATGCATAACTGCTCGAGGACTTTGTCCCAATCTACACCGGCGTCCCTGGCGGCGAGGGACTTGCCGAAGGTGTTGCGTGCGCTCGGGCTCGTGATGTTGAGCCGCCCGGCACGCAGATGCCCTGCACTGGTGGGCCTGGTGCTTGTTAGTTGCACCTCGCCCTTGACCTCGTGATCGGTGGACTCCTTGATCCTGTCGACACGGGCCGTGATGTTTAGCTGCGGCCACGAGAGGGAGTACAGGCCATGGCTACCCGCCATCTCGAAATCGTACTCGGCTAGTGAATCAGGATGACTTACGTCTAGGTTCAATCTGCATACCTCCACGCTCTTCAGCTTGTTTCGGTGGCAGGACATAGGTGGGCCTAGGTTGCGGCCTAGGCTCCACCCACTTGGCGTCCTGTCGAAGAGCCAACTCTTCTTCCTTGAGATCGTTGGCCCGTTGCGTCTCTCCGACCAGGCGGTCCCGTTGCATCTCTGCCCAGCATGCCTCGCAATGGATGACGGCCAGCCAGAACCCTTGATGTGGACACCACTGTATGTTGCCCCTCATCGCCCGTCCTTGCGGAGGTTATAGATGGTGTGCGATGCCTGGAATAGCCTCCATCCCCACGCCAAGCCAACCTCTTCCACCACCACGGCGGAGGCATCTCGCATGATGTAGGCGATGCAACCTCTGGTCGGAACGTAGATGCTGCCCATATGCTGAAGCGCGGATGCGTAGGCTGCGAGTTGGGCACTGTCCTTTGCGTGGCGGAACGTGCTGCCGTGCTTGGCCCAGCTTTTTGGGTCCACCGTTTTCCAGTCCCAAACCATAGAGGAAATCGAGTCATCCCTGTGCGGGTACTCTTTGTCCCTGCTGAGGGCATCGAGTGTCCCGCCGAACAGTCCCTTCTCGTGATAGATGAACTGCTCGCTGTCGAGCCAGTCATGTTTCTCCCCCACCTCGTGCAGCCAAGCGATGAACAGAGGATTGCCCTCGGCGATGGTGCCGTTCTTGATGTATGCATCGATAGCGGCATGAAGCTGGTTGCCGTCCTCCATCGCCTGCTTGCTGATGCGGTTCGGTGCGCCGAGGTCGCCGCCGTTGTCCTTGATCTGATTCAAAGTCCAGCCCATCGCTGCCCCGAATGAGCCCTCATCTACGTGGGTTGCCATCGTGGTGACCGACGGCACCTTGGTGCCCTGATGGGTCCAGTACTGATGGTTGCCGTTGCGGCTGATGGTAAGGGTGTCATCCCCTGTCAGGCGCGCCTGTAGCAGATGTTCTTGTGTCTCAATTGCCATGCTGCACCTCATCAACGCTGACCACGCCTAGGGATTCCTCGACCTCGGGCTCCTCCGGCTCCGGCTCCTCGACAACCTCGAGCCTCACGCCGGAGAGTAAAGCTGCACTGAACGTGTTGACGGTTGCCGCTGCTTGATACAACCATTCCGCATCGGGCAGCTTGCCCTTGTTGGCCGTGATGTAGGCGGCGATCATCGGGCCACCAACATTCTTGCTTTGTCCAACTGACAGGCCTATCTCCTGCCTCGTTGTGGGCACGTAGTCTGACCAGTCCGGGGAGGGTGCAGCGGGTGCGTCAGCCTGGGCAGGCGCAGGGGCAGGGGGCTGGTCACCACCCGTAGCCTTGAGGCCAGTCAGCTTGTATTGCATCGTGCCCGCGTAGTCCTTGCCCGGTGTTTGTACCGTCGCGAGCATCGTGGAACCTGCGAGGCTCCGGGGGTCTATGCCGCTCAGGTATGCGCGGATATCTACCTGAGCCTTATCGTCCTGCCATACGGTCAACTCGATGGCATCCCCATCGCTAGTAGCCATGAACTTAGACGGGCGTGGAGGGTCGAGGCTCTGCCATTCGAGGATCTTCACGAGCAAAGCGTCCGGCTTCTTCTTAGGTGCATACTGCTGCGTCATTCGGTGATCTCCTTATCCAATCTGTCCTGATTCTGATTCCTGAGTTGCCAGCATTCATCGAGGGCTTTCTTCTCGTAGACGTACCCCCTGCCTACCAAGGCCGCAGGCAGCAGCCACCCCTCTCTGCGCCAGCGGTCTATCGTCCGGTTGGACACGCCTAGGTACTGCTGGGCATCGAGGGGTTGGTATAGCTGCACGGTCTGGTCACCGTCGATCTGCAATGTGATCATTCTGCCTCCTTGTTTGGCACTTCCCAGAATTGTGGCCTGCCTGGCTTTCTGGGTCGATTCGCTGCCACCGGCAATGCATCCACCCACTCCCGTACCAGGCGGGCAGACCAGAGGCGGCGATAAGCGAGCGTCACGCTTGGAAGCTCCCCGGCGTACGTCAATTTCAGAACCGTTTGCCTGCCCACGCTGAGCTGTCGACAGACTTCTTCTATGTCCCAAAGCAGCGTGTCCGCCTCGTTCGTTGTTTCGCTTCCTATCATCGTTTCTCCTTGGTTCGAGGTATGAAACGGCCCCCCACCCGAAGGCAGGGGGCCGTTGTGATGCTTACCGATCGACTGCGTAGCGCATCAACTTACCAGCAGCCGCCTCCACCTTCACGCGCTCATCGGTATGGATGATCGCCCGAGCAGACGCGGTGACACCGTTGATGATGTCCCACAGGCTGCGGGCCTCGCCCTCCTCCGCCTGAGCCGTCTCTATCGCGGCCTTGGCTTGCTTGGCCGTGAAGCCACGGTCCTGTAGCCACGAGTCCCAACCCTTGCCGGGCTGGTCAGCCTCCGGCAACTCGAAAGCCTTGGCCTTCCTGATCCCGTCTACGAGGTGGGACGCGGACTCGTTGGCATACCGGTTCAGGTACTCCTCCCCCTCGTAGGCGAACCGCTCGGGAGCCCCGCCGGTATGGCGTATCCGTAGCTCCTGCACATCTGTCGCACCCCAGATGATGCGGTTGTCGCAGACGTAGCGGTAGAGGAAGGTGGTCAGACCGAACACCGCCGAACCCACCTCGCTATTCCAGGTGTAGAACCCCCGGAACAACGTCTCGCCGTCCACCTCGATGGCATGATCGGGGTCGACGAGGAAGAGGAACACGTCTCTATCGGATGCGTAGAGCGTGGTGGCACGCTTGGCGTTGGTGGTTGCGTAGCTGGCGGATGGAACCTGCCACCGCCCATCGGTGTTCACGCGTTGCACCGCCTCCACTACCTGCGAATCCCAGATACGTCCGTACGACGTGGAGGTCATCGCCCGGAGTTTGTTGGAGCCGTTGGTCTGGCCCAACACGAGTGCATCGTTGCGGATGGGGCCGTGCTCGAGACCCCATTGCAGGTTGATAGCTGCCAACTCTGCGGGCAGCTTGCGGAGGTAGCTCGCCGGAGCCTGTGCGTACTGGGACAGTTGCCCGAACGCCCAGTTGCTGGGCTCGAGCGTGCGCCTGTACCCCTGTGTCACGTCGTACGCATCCACCGTAAGCGCGTTGCTTGCGGCTCCGACCCGAAGGTCTTTCGTATCGGTGGTGAGAGTCCAACTCTCCTGCCTGCGATCCGCCACCGCTACCTGCAATGCGTCCAGCGTCTCGTAACGCTGATCGGCTGGCCTGCTCGCCCACTGGTTGCTTGCTTGCATGAGTTCCATTTCCTTGTCTCGCTTTCTGGCCCGTACAAAGCCCTGGCCCGGCTGTTTCTGACGTATCTAACGCGGACTATTCGGTTGTGTTGATCGTTGGGCGTCCTCCACGGCTATAGGTTGAGGCATTGTCGTACTACAGAGGCAAAGATGCAAGGGTTTGATGGCACGTTTCGGGCCTCCACCGACAGTTGTTGTTCCTAGAGTGTCGGTTCAGTAGAAGATCGACGATAAGAAATAATTTTCCCCCAAAAAGAATTTTCTTTCCATCGATCCGGGGCCCGGCGGGATGCGGTCGATCCCTCGAGGTTGCGGGCCTCGAGCATCTCGCCAGGAGTGGAGCCCCCTCACTGGTGGCCTCGAGGGCTTACCCACAGAGCCCATAGAGGCTGGTCTGAGGGGTCGAGGTGCCCCTAAGTACCAGTGGCATAGCCAGACAGGCCTCCTCGATCGGGAGCGGACACAAGGAAACGCCCCGGTGGGGTGCCGGGGCGTCTCGCTGCCGCTATTCGGTTGTGGTGCCGGGTGCTACCCGGCTCATTCAGGACGCGGGCTTGACCACTTTGACCTTATCTCGCCAGACTCTGCGCCAAAACTCGCTGCCCTTCCGGCCTCCCTCGTTCCATGTGCGAGCGAACAGGAGTACCTCTCGAGGGCTGAACGAGCAGACGCGGAACTTCAGGGATCTACCCTCGATGCGATAGATGATCACGCCATCCGGGCAGCTACCGTTGTAGCGCCGGAACCGACTGCTATCGATGTACGTCTCGGCGGCCTTGATGGTCTTGAATCCTTGCGGCATTTCCTACTCCTCTTCAAGAAAAAAACTTTTTTCCCAGAAAACTTTTTTCTTTCCCCGGCCCCGGCCCGGTGTTAGCCGGGCCAGGGTAGGGGACCGGGCCTAGTCCTGCCGCTCCACCTCCTGCTTCACCACCTCCATGAGGGTGGTGCGGAGGGCGTTGCGGTCGACCCACGCCCTGCCGGGATCATCCGCCGTGAAGATGGCGTGGAGGGGGATCACCCGGAACTGATGCGGCAGCGCCACATCGGACTCGTTGTCCGGGCAGAGGTTGATCACGTAGGTGCTCACGTCGGAGCCACGCTGCGCCTGGTAGTCAGCCGCCAGGTCTGCATCCTCCTGGCTCTCCCAGTCGCCATCGGTCAGGATGATGTCGAGGCGCGGGCTCCCGATCAGGCCCCGCTTCTGCTCGTTGCGGCTGAACGCCTCGACGAGGGGTGCCAGGTTGGTCTCGCGGGCATCCTTTGTGAGCGGATCATCCACGATCAGGCCCTGCAACGCCTGCCGGGCCAGGCCTGCCCGGTATTGCTGGCCGTAGTACCCGGTATGCTGGTTCGTTACCCGGTTGAACGTGAACGCATCCCAGCTAATGCCGGGGAACTGGTCCGCCGCAGCGTAGAGGATCTCCATCAGGCTCCAGGCCACTTGTTGCATGTCGATGGAGCAGTATCCCGTCTCCGGCATGTGGGTGGAGCCTGAGTTATCGAGGGCGATGTTGATGTGCTTCCGGTACTGCGTGCCGGTGTAGGTCTCCTCGCCCCAGCCGGAGCCGTCGACCATGAGCATGGCGGGGTCATCGATGAGGTCGCCCTGCTCGAGGTCTAGCCTGTCCCGGCTGCGGGTACGGGATTGGAGGGCGTCGATCAGCACCGCCGCAGCCTCGAGGAGGTTGGTCTTCCTGGCGTTGCTGGCGGTGGCCTGAAGGCCCCGGCTCTCCGCCTGCGTGGCGGCATCGATCTCCGCCTTGGTCATCGTGGACTCGTTGTATTCCTCGAGCAGCCCCTGCCGGATGATCATGGCCTGCTCGCTGCCGTGGTCGAGGCCAAGCAGATCGATGATGCCCCGTTGCTGCGTCCGCAGGTAGATGTCTGCGAGTTCATCCTTGCCCGCCTTAGCCAGGTACGTGGAGCGCTTGATGGCCCGCCCGTATCCGCCGCCCGTGCTCCGCTTGGCTGCCTTGTAACCCTGGTCTGCCTTAGACATTACGTGCCTCCCTAGTGTCGTTGTTGGTCTGCCTGTCGAGTAGCCGCCATGCTTCCTGAGCCTGCTCGATGATCCGGGCGACGGCCTCCCGGTCATGCTTGGTATCGATCTTGGTGGTGATGCTCTTGGTGAGCAGGGTCCAGAACATCGCCGTGGAGTTGCCGATGCGGGAGTACATCTCCGCTGCCTGAAGGGCCCGGCGTGGGCTTATCTGGTACACGATTCGGTTCGATTCCCAGTTGCGGTACAGCGCCTCGACCACCATCACGGCGATGCGCCGTACGTTGGCATCGTCTACACCGTGCGATGTCAGCATGGCATCGAGGCTGTCGCCCAGTAGGGGCGGCACCTCTATGCTCCAGAACCTATCGGCGAACGCCTCGTTCAACCGCTTGCTACCGGCGTAGCCGGGGTTGCGGGTCACAAAGCATCGGAAGTCCGGGTGTACGGGCACCACCTGCCCGTTAACCGTGAACGTGGAGCCCTCGCTGCCGGGGTGGTCGAGCATCCCTAGCAGGACGGCGATGGCGTCCGGCTCCGCCATGTTGACCTCGTCGATGAGGGCCCACGCTCCGCTGCGGGCAGCGGCTGCGAACTCGCTGGCCTGAAACACCGTCGACCCGTTGCGGAGCCCTGCCCCGCCGATGAGGTCACGCTTACGCAGGCCACCGTCTGCCGTGACCACGGCCAGCCTGCGGCGTTGCGTAGCCGCCAGCTTGTGGACACCCAGGCTCTTGCCGGAGCCTGCCGGGCCCAGCAACTCGACATGCCCAAAGCTGCTCGCGGCCTCCAACTCTGCGAGCCAGGGCGGATCGATGTATCCGCCGTTGATTTCGCATGCCGCATCCGGCACCAACGGCCAGATCGCCTGCTCCGATGTGTCTCCTGGCACCACCCTGTCCATCGCCTCGCGGTAATCGTCCGCCAGGGCGGCGATGATGTCGGCCTTCATCGTCGACGTGACGCCGTACTCACGGCCCCACTCCCGAAGCGTAGCGATCCCTACCGTCTCCAACTCTGAGCGTCTCATGCTCAACCTCCCATGTATGCCCGCCGCCCGGCCTTGAGATTTCCGGGCTGGCGTTTCGACCGGGGCCGATGGGCCCCGGCTCCCTCACTGGGGCGGGCTAATCGACCGGGTACAGGTTGGGCCCGGAGAAGTCCGCGAACCGGACCCGCAGCTTGTCCTTCATCTCGCCTAGCGTGTCCTGGCTGGGGCCCTCAGTGCTGGCGAGTCCTGGCAGCCGGTCCGCGTAGATGCGATAGAAGCGCCAGCTTGCGGCCTCCATGTAGCGCCGCTGAGCGCCCTGGATGTACCCAACTTCGATCCCGTCGACGAGAACCGTGTACCTGCCCGGCGTGTACGTGTTATCGGGCCCACGGCCCATGCCCCTGACGGCCTCGCGGCGCTTGGTAAACGTGACTTTTTCCATGTTCATATCTGACCCTCTTTCTTGGTGCTGCCTCGTGGTCTCTTCCGCCACCATCCGGGCTGCCGTGTCCATCGCATCGGTGCGGTCATCGGTGCGGTACTCGCAGGCCTCCACGGTGCCGTCTTTGCCTTGTATCGGGACGCCGGAGACGGTGACCCGTACGACGTACTCGCCCCAGTCCTGATCGAACCGCACGTTGCTCCTGATCCTGCTTGTCTCGAATGTTCCCATGTCAGTGCCTCCACTGTGGTTTTATTGGGCAGTTTTATGTCATGCCCAGGACGTGTATGTAGCGAGCTAAATCAGGCCGATCCTCCGGGCCTCGTTGTCCTGGTATGCGTCCTCCTGTGCCTGCTCAACGGCAGCGTCGTTGTCGGCAAGCTCGTGGCGCCCCTTCAGCAGGCGGTGTATCGCCTGTGCCTCACGCTTACCGATGCGCGGATCTGCGTTGATCGCTGCCGTAATTGCCTGCTCGTTGTACTGTGCCATTGTGTCCTCTTTCCTGGCCTCGTTGGGCCTATGTTTTCGACCGTCTAGATCAGGTCCGTTTGTGCTGCCTCTAGGGTGTCCACCGTCACCAACAACGGCGCGCACTGGGCGCACCCAGGGCACAGGCCGTCATCGTCCCCTTTCGTGACCTCTTTGGGCCGTTGTTTTGCCGATCTACTCGTCTTCAATTATCACGATTGATTTGGCAGGCCGTGACGCGCCAGCACAGAGCTTGCATTCGGCGCATGTCCGCACTCGTTCGCCGTTCTTCTTTGATGGGCAAATTGCCTCGTTGCTTGCGACGTTTTCGTAGTCATCCGCGAGACGATAGTAGCGTACGTCCGGGCCGTGGATTGCTTGCAATTTCTCGACGGTATTTGTGGAGTCCACGCTAGCCATTACGTACTGGAATAGACGCACATCAAAGAACGGTTCCATCCATTGGTGAGTGTACGCGGTATGGAACGGAGCGCGGGAGAATAATGCATGCCAAATCTCGTATGGAATCATGCCCGGGTCACCGTAGTCACCGCCGCGAATACCGACACCGTTTGCAGCACATAAATCGCCCGCTTCTTCAGGTGTCATTCGGACGTATCCGGTCGAGGATTCTTTGCGCCATTTTGCCGCTATTCCGTAGACTACATTTACGTAGCAGATTCGCTCGAACTTGCGCGTGGTTTCGTTCCATGTATAGCGCAGCGGACAGCCTCCGCAGATGGATACATCCGCATCGGTTTTTATCGCTTCCCATGGATGCATGTCCGAGCGGATAATTGACACCTGAGCCATGCGTCCAGTTTTATCGTTTTGACTGCTCCCATCCATGTTAGTTATGACCGCCATAATCGGTCCGTTATCGTACGGGCTGAGACCTTCCCAAATCACTGCGGAATTGACTCGCTGTTTGCGTTGTTTTGTGACCATTTTTCGCTCCGTTTCTGCGATGTTTTTATCGCTCATTTTGACCGCCAATTTGTCGCCTAGTTTCGCCATGTCTCATGCTCCTATTTCGCTTCATATTCGGCTGTTGGCCGTTTGAACATTGTCGCAACATGGGCTCAGGAGTTCAAGTTTGTCTAGTTGGAGCCGTCGAGAGGTCCTAATCGACACCCAAAAGCGAGGGCCTCGATCAGGAGCGGCCAGGAGTGGAGAGCGTAGGAGTCAAGGCCTGTCCGAGCAATTTAAAAAGCACGACGCCCCAAATCATGCCGAATCAGGCCCCATTCCAGCCCATACACGCGCCCGCGCAAGCGATTCCGCCCCAAACGTCGTCCAGGAGCGCCAGGCCGCGCCCCCGCCTGAGCGCTTGGCCGCGCGCCGGGCTCTCCGAGCCCGCCAATAGCGCATTCCGATGAGCTATTGGTGAGAAGGGATTACGAAGGGCGATTGTGGATTACGTTTGCCTGTGATCGTTCGTGGGCACGGGAGGGGGGAGGTTCTGGGGGGACGTTCGTGGAAGCCAATAGCAGGAGCAGTGCATTCTTATGCGCTGTGGGCAGGAAGAGCGGCAGCAAGTGTTGTGATCAATCGAGGGTAGGGGTATGGCTTAGGGATAGTGTAGGTGTGTCAAGGATACCCATGACAGGTTTTTCCGACTAAAGACGCTATTGACAGGCGTGCGCTAGGTGTGCAGTATCACGAGGTGTAGGAGCCAGTTATGCCGTATTACCCAGTAATAGAGGGTAATATTACGGTAATTACTTACCCCCCCATGGCTATATAGCCAGGGGTAAGTAATACGAGTAAGAGGAGAGTAATGCCTACCGGAGACACGGAAGGGCTGAAGGCTGGAAGGACGCGCCTTAACCGAGAGCGCCAGATCGATGGTGCTGATCGTAAGAGGATATTCCTTGCGGCATACGAGGAGCACGGGACGGTGGCGAAGGCCTGCGAGGCAGCGGGTATCGCCCGTTCGACGCAGCGTGTCTGGATGACGGACCCTGACTTCGTCGATGTCTTCGAGCAGTCGAGACGTGCCTTTGCGGAGTATCTCGAGCAGATAGCTCTCGACAGGGTGAAAGATCCGCATGGGAATCGTGGGAGTGATGTGCTTCTGATAGGGCTACTGAATGCGAATTGGCCGCAGAAGTACCGCCAGACATCTGCTCTGGATCAGGATTACGCCCGCGAGGTGCTGAGTGAGATGAAGCGGGTGTTCAAGCAGGAGAAGGTCGAACAGCCGCCGCAGGAGACGGAGCTTTCGGTGCCGATGGAACGGACGCTTGCACAGATATTGGAGAAGCGCAGCCATCCACCTGAGAAAAGGAAAGAGCAAGAAGGCGAACAGCCGGAACATAAGGACGTGGAGTAGACATGGCGAAGGATTACAGTGTGTGGGTAGCGCTGGCGAAGGAGCCCCTACCTAAGGAATCGAGGGGCAGATGCAGGAATTCAAAGAACTGCAAGCAGATAGATGCGATATTGGGGAGTGGTTACTGTGTCGATTGTTGGGATAGAGGGTGGCCGCACCCGGAAAAAGAAGAAACGCGGTAAGAACATGAGCCTGGTGTGCGTATACGAGTACCACCCGGATTGTAGGAAGCCGGACTGCGGGTGTAGGTGTCACAAGTGACCACGTCCACTACGGGGAAGAAGCTACGTGATTACCTCTTTGAGAAGGTGGGCTTCGCGCCTACGGACGAGCAACGGGCCATCCTCGAGTCCCCTTTTCGGTTTAATCTTGTGGCAGGTGGCGAGCAGGCGGGCAAGTCTCTTATCGCCTCGAAGTATCTCCTCGGACGTATCGCCGAGACCGAAGGGAACGGGCTGTACTGGCTCGTCGCAGCGGACTACGAACGAACGAGAGCAGAGTTTGAGTACCTGATAGAGGACTTCTCCGCGCTCCGTATCCTTTCTTCCGCCTCCAAGCGGGTCGATCCGGGGCACTTGGTATTGGGGGACGGCACCCGGATAGAGACGAAGTCCGCGAAAGACCCCCGTACGCTGGCGATGAGGGCCCCGGACGGGATATTGGGGTGCGAGGCATCGCAGTTGGATCTGGAGACCTTCTTCAGGCTGCGCGGAAGGTGCGCGCCGAAGAGGGGATGGATGTTCCTCTCGGGTACGTTCGAGGGCAGCCTCGGGTGGTATCCCCAGATGTTCACGGCATGGGCATCAGGTGCCGATAGGGATGCACGAGCCTTCTCGCTACCGAGCTACACGAACGTCCATCTCTATCCCGGCGGTGCGAACGACCCCGAGATCCAGCGATTGAGAGAGGCTTCGAGCGACGACTTCTTCATGGAGCGGATAGAGGGCAAGCCCAGCCCCCCGAAGGGGTTGGTCTTCACCGAGTTTCGCCCTGACATGCATATCGGTGAGATTTCTTATGAGAAAGGTGAGCCGGTCCATCTCTGGATGGACCCAGGTTATACGGGCGGCTATGCCGTGGAGGTGGTTCAGGTCAGAGGAGAACAACTCTGCGTCATCGACGAGATCTACGAGCAAGGACTCGTCACCGACGAGATCATCGATGTCGCCCGCTCTCGAGAGTGGTGGCCCGACGTTAAGTTCGGGGTCATCGACATCGCCGGTACGCAGCACCAAGCGATGGCGGCACCGACGGAGGTCTGGCTCCAACAGACCGGACTCTACCTCTCCTCCCAAAAGGTGAGGATCAACGAGGGAACGGAGCGGCTCAAGGGCTGGCTGAAGATCAACCCGAAGACACACGCCCCCCGTATGGTATTCTCGCCGAGATGCCACGGTATCTTGTCTGAATTCGGCTCTGCGCCGAACCCATTCGATGGACAGACCAAGGCATACCGCTGGAAAACCGACAGAGATGGGTCTATCGTCGGGGACGTGCCAGAGGACAAGAATAATCACGGCATCAAAGCCATGATCTACGGGCTTATCGACCGGTTCGGATACGGATACGTCCAAGATAGAGAACATATCCGTGTCAAAAGGTGGGCATAGGTGGCGAGAAGACGGCCTGAAGACATCGTAGCCCTCGTAGATGGGCACTATGACGCGACCGAACCGCTGCGCCAGCGCATGCAGGACGATCACGCCCTCTATCGCCTGGAGCCGTATAACGCCGGGGAAGGCTATCAGTCCTACACGTCGAACGAGCCGCAGACCTATGCGGAGAAGGTGATCGGCTGGATAGCAGGGGCCGATATGACGGTGCGTATCCCCCATGACGGAGCAGACCCGGAGCTAAGGGAACGCAACGACATGAAGGAGCGATTCCTGATAGGCGTGGAACGGGCCGCGAACGAGCGTCTCTCCCGCATGATGCTACCGGAGATACGAGACCAACTTGCCTGGTACGTCACGGTGCGTGGCTGGTACGCAGGCAGGGCACTGCTGGCGAAGAGAGATAACGGCTCGACCTACGTGGACATCACCCCGTGGGACCCACTTCATACCTATTGGGGAACGGGGCCGGAAGGTCTGGAATGGGCCTGCTACAAGGTTCCGAAGACGAAAGACCAGATATTCTCCCAGTACAACATCAAGATCGACTGGGATGCGCCCTACTCTGCCGATGGCATAGATGTCTACGACTTCTATGACAAGGAGATGAACACGATCATCATCCACAACGGTTCCGATAGGAATCCGTTGCTACGGGTGGTGAAGAAGCAACAGCGCCACGGCGCTGATCAGGTGCCCGCCTTCATCGGCCCCATCGGGGCGAACCCCTATATCGTGAGTCTTACCCAGTCTTCTATGAGAGACACGATAGCCGACGTTGGCGAGTCCGTGTTCCGGGCCACGAGAGACCTCTACCCGAAGCACAACCTGATGATGAGCACGCTCTTGGAGTTGACCGCCCGCTCGCGCAGGCAGGGCCTCATCGTCCGCTCCCGCGACGGGACGAAGTCTCTCGACGAAGACCCGTACCTGGAGGGCTCAGAGATCGCCCTTGCCCAGAACGAGAACGTGGAACCGCTCGGGTTGCTGGAGATGGCGAAGGAGACAGGTGCCTTCATGACACTCGTCTCCGGCGAGATGCAGCGCGGCTCCCTTCCCTACTCAGTGTACGGCGAGCTTCCCTTCCAACTCTCCGGGTTCGCGATCAATACGCTCAGACAGGGCGTGGAGACCGTCGTATCGAAGTATCTGCGGGGTGTCGAGAAGGCCTATCAGATGATCTTCAACCTGATAGCAGACCAGTATTCTGAGGGAGCGTTCCAGTCCATGGAGATATCGGGCATGGACAGGAACCGTGTCTACTTCACCGAAGAGATAACCACCGAGATGATCAAGGGCACGAGCCAACCGGTGGTCACCCTCGTCGGACAGCTACCGCAGGACGACATGACCCGCTACTCCATGGCCCAGATCGCCCGCGAAGGCCCCACCCCACTACTCTCCGACCGCGCGATCCGAGACCGCATCCTCGCATTACAGGACGCGGATCAGATGGACGACGCCATCAAGGAACAGATGGCCGAGCGCATGCTGCCCGAGGCGGCGCTATGGACCCTCCTGCGTGCGGCAGAGCGCCAGGGGCGATCGGACCTCGCGAAGTTCTACCTCGGCGAATTGATGAGCGTGCTGATGCAGAAGCGTCAGATGGCAGAGCAACGAGCAGCACCCCCAGCGCCGCCACAGCCTCCTATGGGGCCACCTATGCCCGGTGAAGGCCCACCTATGCCTGGCGGAGGTCCGCCCATGGGTCCGCCTCCCGGTGGCCCTCCAACCATGGCACCAGAGGTGATGCCGAACGCCATGATGGGCGTTCCTCCGCCTATGCCCGTACCGCAACCGGGTCCAAACGTGCCACCAGGCACGCCACGTCCAGGGGCTCAGGGAGGTCCGTAGATGCCACATAACACCGACCATGTCCCTGACCTATTCGAGTCTGTCTACACGGGCGCACCGGAAGCTGTCATCTACGATATGTGGTTTGACGACCTGACGTTTGACGCTGCTATGGATAACCATATCAATCAAATATTTGGGTACGGTGATACAGCTACTCTCGATCCCTTTGAGATAGAGAACAATGATCCGTTCGCGGTGGAGAAGGCCGTCTACCAGAAGGGAGTAGAAGCCCGAACGGGCGCTCCCATGATGGGGATGCTGACTCCGTGGGGTCCGAGTCTCGAGCAGAACGAGGTCGATAGCCTCATCGGTCTCTACCCTGGCATAGATGCCCTCGGTGGCGCAGACCCGTACGACTTCGATGCAGCTTTCAACAGTACTGATATGGTACTGGATTATGCCGGTGACGGGATAGATGACCTGCTCAATAGCATCGATGACGCGGCAGTCGATAACGGCTGGATCGATAGTCTCAACTCGATGTGGGATACGGCAGGCGATTGGCTAAACCAACTTAATCCACTCTCACCCGAGATTGCTTATGCCTCACCTCTTGATAGAGTAAGCGCGCCTGAAGAAGATCGTGGAGGCGCATTCGACTGGCTCAATACTGCCGCTGATTTCGTTACGGATACCTTCGAGAACCTAGGTCGTGACATTTTCGGAATGTCATCCGGAATATCAGGAGCATCCGCAAGTCATATGGAGCAAGTGGTCCAAACGACAGCAGCGAACGAGGCCGTGGCCGATCTCCATAGCGATTTTCGTAATAC